AAAATAGCGTTTTTATGTGACGTGGGCTTGGAAAATAGTATCTATAAAGAGATACTCGGAGAAATTAAGCAGCTTAAGGCCCACTCCAAATTGAGAAACTTTGAAGACTTAGGGTTTCAATTTGGTACATGCAAGCGAATAGCATTGGTAGCAGGTACAGCAGCTGGAGCGGCGTTATGCCATCCTGCTGCTATTGCCGGAGCCGGGATGTTGTTGTATGACATGACCCAGAGCAACAATGATGAAGTTGTTCACGGCGGTTATATGCATACCCAATATCGATTGGACCGCACAAGTGCCATCACTGTTAATCATAAATTGCATGGTCCGTTGCCAACCACAAACACTGAAAGACCACTGCAGGATATTAAACCCAAGAACTACTTCAGGGAAGTAGATGTTGGCAAGGATCCTGTTAAGATTACGGACACCCTACATAAAATAGGGCCAGGAATTATGGGGCATATTCCTATAGTGTATGCCAACAATAAGCATAATTCAACAGTTGCAGTAATAAATCGGTGTCTGTCTGAAAACCCCTCATACGAAGAAGGAGCGTTTGAATCCATAGATCCAAATGAATACATAGATTGTAGTTCTTTTGATGAGATTCAACCAGTGAGCTTTAAGAATTGGAATAAACCGTTTCCTAAATCTAGACGCGAGCAACATGTGAAAGCACTAGCTAGTTTGTCGGAAAGACCTATAGAGGCAAATGACCTTACCCGTGAGTCATTTGTCAAAGTAGAGAAGTACAACAAGAGCAATAGCGATCAAGTGGAGTTTAGCGATCCAAGATTAATTCAAGGAGTCAGCGCTCGTGCTAATGTCATATTAGGACCCCCCATGAAAAGATATGCCAAATTCCTTAAACAACAATGGAATGGGTATTCTGACAGGGGAGGTGTGTCGTTGTACTATTTTTGTGACAACAATGAGGCAGCCGGTCAGTGGCTTGAAACCCACCTAGCAAGAACCAAGGACTTCATTGCCATTATAGTACTCGGAGACGACATGCTAGCAACAATAAGGCATTTGGGCACTATCTACTTTGTATGTAATGATTTCAGTCGCTTTGACAAGACGATACAAGAACCTGCATTAAATTTTGAACAGAACGTATATGAAAGATCAGGTTACTTTGATGAAGACGCAATCTTTGTTCTCAAAGGACAGCGCAAGTCAAAAGGTATCATGAGAACAGGTATAATATACCAGAGTAAAGATGGTCGGAACTCTGGTGACCCCAACACTAGTTGCGGCAATTCAACTCTAAATGGCATTACAAGTGCTGAAGGCATAAAAACAAACTTGCACTTGTTGGGAACTCCCCTATTCGCCAAAGCTTTGGAGTTACACTATTCTAGGTTTGGATTTGTGGCCAAACCAATAGTATCTACCGAATTGTCCAAAGTTGAATTCTGCTCCAAATTATTTTGGCCTACAGCGGATGGGATTATACTAGGACCCAAACCTGGAAGATGTATTCCTAAAATGGGTTACTCATGTAAAAAGTTATCGGAAGTCGAAATTCTATCAACAATGCGAGGATGGTTAATAGACGGCGTTTTTGTACCCGGAATAGCCCACATTATCCACAAGTATTTTCCACAGGCTTACAAACAGTCGGTTGATGTACACTTCGAGAACATATATACCAGTCATTGTACCCGTATGCATGAACCTTGTAGTGAAACCAGCCAATTCTTTGAAGAGCGTTATGGAGTTAGTGCTACCAATTTCATAGCATCCTTGGAAAATGCCATCGCAACAAAGCCATCAATTATAGAGTGCGAATTATTTGAGCACCTATACTCCAAAGATAACTAGAAGCACGGGGTCGTAAATGGTTAGAGTTCACGGAAACTATTGCGGCCCGAACTGGAGTGCTGGCAGAACTCAACCATCAGTAGTATCTGATGTGCCAGCAATTGATGAATTTGACGAAACATGTAAAAAACATGATGCTCACTATGCTAATGGTGACGACTTGTATGAAGCCGATACCGAGTTTGCAAGAGCAAACATTGGTTCTGGAAGGCCATTACGAGTCGCTGCAGGATTCGCAGTCGGTCTACAGGGAATCGGAAGAAGAGTACTGGGTAGGTCACGACTTCTGGGGTTGACACGGGGTGGTAAAATGGAGGAATCTCAATACGTTGAAATATTTCCAGATGGCCACACCGAACTAGCAACCACTGAGGAGTTAGACACAGCCACACCCAATTACTCCATTCCAAGATTACGGGGAAGTAAAATGGTACGGAAAAATAAAAATAATAATAAAAACACGCCCACGAAGGCCGTTACCCACCCCACCAGACGACGAATCAGACAAATTGACCCTCA